GCTATCGCGGAGGTTGACTCCCCGCAAGAAACGACAGAGGGAACAAGCATCGAGAATGCCTCAACTGAGGATATTCGCAATGCTTTAGGAATAACGCCAGAGACCGCCGAGCCTACGACCGGAGTCCAAGACCAACAGCCTGAGGCCGTAAGCCCAGAGCCGGAGGCCGAAGCTCATGAGCCGGAGGAACTAGAGGAATCAGAGGATGAAAAACTCGCCAAAAGACGAATCCGTCCAAGGAATGAGTTAGACCAGCAAGTCATAGACCTATATCGGTCTGAGGGCTTTAGTGGAGACTTCTCAGACGCCTCTCGTGTAATTTACGGTCAGGAAGCGCAACCCGCACCTCAACCCATTTATCAGCCCCAGGAGCAAGTCGAGGCGTCCGAGCCCGATCCAATTCAAGGCATTGATAAACAAGCAAACGACATACGGGCTACTATCATAGAGCTTGAAGGTAAAGTAGAGAAAGCAGCAGAGGATCTTGAGACCACCGAGGCATTACGCCTTCAGCGTGATATCATGAAAAAGGAACTCGAATTGCAGAATCTATCTAGCCGTAAAGAGCGGATGGAAGAAGCCCAAAGTCAGCAAGTTTATCAGACCCATCGTTCTAAAGCGATGGAGAGTAGAGACCGAGTTTATGAAAGATTCCCATCATTGCAGGATAAGGCTTCGGTCTATCGTAAGCAGTTCGATGATTATGTTTCGCAAGCTCAGTCCGACCCCGACTACGCCGCAGTTTTTGACTCGCCAAAATGGCCTGAATTACTCGCCAACGAATTCGCATCAGTATCGCCCGCACCCGTTGTAGCGCAACAGCCTCAGGCCGTTGCCCCTCAGCCGCAGGCTCCACAGATGGGAACTCAGGCGAAGGTCTTGACGACAGGAACTACGGCACAACCTGTAAACGCTCCGATTACCGCGGACGGTTTGCTTCAACAACTTCCCAGTATGAACAAAGATGATATCTATGCTCTGCTTGGAAATCCTGGAGGAGCACAGCCAAGAAGGTAATTAGGAGCAACAAACCTAATCTCAAATAATTAAATAAAATGGCTTCAAAAAACCTACCTGGCTCGCTTGGCGCGGGTCCAGCAGCTAACGCAACAGCGGCCGGATTAACCGGATCCAATGTTGACTTAATAACAAACACTAAATCTTACGCTGATCTTATCGGCGGTGACGCTAATTCCGACTTACGTTCACGTCTTTGGTCCGAACTCGTATCACGCGACGCTCGGGAAAAAAACGTATTTGCAAAGTTCATCGGCGGCGAAGGAAGCGGTAAACCAATCACAGAAAAACGCGATCTTAGCGCAGGCGGATCAGACAAAGTAACATTCACTACTGTTGCTCCTATCAGAGGACAAGGTGTTCGTGGAGAAGAAATTCTCAAGAACGCTACCGATACTCTTGATTTCGGAACATTCAGCATTGAAGTTGACCTCGTTCGTCATGCAGTTTCTTGGACACAAGTTCTTAAGCTCATGAGATTCACCGGTAAGACAATTGACCAGCTTTCAGCTGAAGTCATGTCCGAATGGATGAGCCGTACCGAGCAAGACCAAATCCAATATGCTCTTCGTCAGATCTGTGCTTCTAAAGGTACCTCGAACACTATTAGCGGATACGGAACCGGAACAGCTGGTGACCTTAAATATGTTGACGGATTAAGCACCGACATCATTCAAGAAGCTAAACAAGCTCTTATCGCTAACGGTGGTGAGCCAATGAACACTGGTGGAGACGAGAACCAAGAAATTCCTGGTTACTTGTTCTTCGCACCTGACGCTTGCTTACGCCCATTGCGTTCAGATCCTGATTACTTAGAAGCTATTACTCAAGCTGACTCACGTGGAGCAGACAACAAATTGTTCTCCGGTTCATACGCTAAGTGGGATAATAACATCATCGCTAATCACAATGTTCTCATTGACACAGCTCGTGGACGTCAAGGTTCTCCTTTACTTCCTACCTACTATGCTTTTGAAGCTAATGGTGATGTGACTGCAACTTCTCTCACTCCAGCTAGCGGTAGTACTCCAGCAAGTGGACCTATCGGTGGAACTGACGGTGACTATGTTGCTAACTTCCGCGGTGTGTCTATCAGAATCCCTGGTGGCGGAGGAGTTGACCTTGTTAACGATTCCGGAACACACTACATTCTTGGTGTAGATACCGATGGAACTGTTGCATTGTACAGCTATTCTTCTCAATCAACTTCCGAAAGCTTGGTATTGACCCGTGTAAGCGGTGACGGCGGATTAACCGGTAATGTTAAAAGCGGTGACGCTTTCAATGCTGGTGCATTATTCGTTCAAGCGAATGCTCTTGGAACCCCAATCGGTTATGCATTAGCCATGGGTAAAGACGCAATGTACTACGCAAAAGGAAAAATCTACGGTGAGCAAATCTTCCATTACGACGATTTCGCGAACAGTGGTAACGAAGCACACTTGTCAGCTGTTGGTGTTCAATCCGTTTACGGAATGGGCGCACGCAAAGACACTCGTGGCAGAATTCCTTCAGTTCAGCTTGTCGAAGTTGTTCGTCAAGTTCCCGGTCTATCTTTGACCCAAGCGTAAGCTTAATCCTAATGGTTCGGAATTTCCCCTCCCATTAACCC